CGAGTTTCCTAAGAAGACCCATACCCGTGATAACTTAGATACGTACCTATCCGTGTTTGATGACCAGCTAGAACAGCTTGAGGCCAGCATGCGAAATGGTGTATGGAACGCAAAGACTAGTCCTCTATGTGGCTGGTGCCCTGTAAAGGGTTGTGAGCATTGGAAGCCTAGGAGATATTAATGGCACGGGATTACAGAGCAGAGTACGACAAGTACCAAGGCACAGATGTTCAGAAGAAGAACCGAGCGCAACGCAATGCTGCTCGTGCCAAGATGATGAAAGCCGGTAAGGTACACAAGGGTGATGGTAAAGACGTTGCCCACGTGAAAGCATTTGACAAAGGCGGCACTAACAAGACAGGGCTGCGTGTAGAAAGCAAGACCGCTAACCGGTCTTTCCTCCGTGATAAGAAGGGTAACCTCGTGTCGGAGCGTAGTAAGCGGGAACGCAAGAAGTAACCACGAAGGAGCAGTCGTGCAGGTAATAGATAACAAGGCGCTGCTAATTACAGCGCCGAACGCCCATATTATACCCAACCACATAGCAAAGAGCGCTATCGTTGAAGACGGAGCCGTAGCCGTGCACTGGGGTCTACCAGAGGCTACGCAGCTAGCTAAGCTTGGGTTCGACGGCGTGCCGTCTCCAATGTTACGCGACTACCAGTGGACGGGTAAGTACAAGCCGTTCGACCACCAGAAAGAGACAGCTTCATTCCTGTCAATCCGCAAACGCGCATTCTGCTTCAACGAGCAGGGTACAGGCAAGACAGCCAGCGTTATATGGACAGCCGACTACTTGATGAAGAAGGGCAAGATTAAGCGCGTACTGGTGCTATGCCCGTTGTCGATCATGAAGTCAGCTTGGCAACGTGACTTGTTCACCTTCGCTATGCATCGCTCGTGCAGCGTGGCTCATGGTGCGGCCCCGCAACGCAAGAAGATTATTGAAGCAGGGGCAGAGTTCGTTATCATTAACTTCGACGGGCTGGCTATTGTCAAGGACGAGATAATTGCGGGGGGCTTTGACCTTATCGTAGTGGATGAGGCGAACGCATATAAGAACGTGTCCACCAACCGCTGGAAGATGTTCGATAAGATTATGCAAGCCACAGACCCATGGCTTTGGATGATGACGGGTACACCCGCTGCCCAGTCGCCCATAGATGCTTACGGTTTAGCTAAGCTGGTTAACCCAGAGGGTTGCCCTAAGTATTTTGGCGAGTTCCGTGCATTCACCATGCATAAGGTTACGCACTTTAAGTGGGCACCAAAGCCTAACGCATCCGAATATATACATAACATACTCCAGCCAGCTATACGGTTTGAAAAGAAAGACTGCCTTGACTTGCCCGAAGTGACTCACGTGTCGCGGGAAGCCCCACTAACAACGCAGCAGAACAAGTACTACAAGATGCTCAAAGAGCAGTTGTTGATTGAGACAGCGGGCGAAGAAGTCAGCGCAGTCAACGCAGCTACGCAGATAAACAAGTTACTACAGATAAGCGGAGGCGCGGTCTACACAGATACTGGCGAGGTGCTGGAGTTCGATGTGTCTAACCGCATCAACGTAGTACTAGAGGTTATTGAGGAAGCTAGCAACAAGGTGCTGGTCTTCGTGCCATTCACTCACACCATTGAGATACTTCGCGCTAAGCTTGAAAAGGAAGGCATATCGTGCGGCGTTATCAACGGCAAGGTGTCACTAAATAAGCGAAGCGAAATTATTGAGCGGTTCCAGACCCAAAAAGACCCGCACGTACTAATCATCCAGCCACAAGCTGCCAGCCACGGTCTTACGCTTACAGAAGCAGACACAATCATATGGTATGCACCAGTAACCAGCGTCGAAACTTATCTGCAGGCTAACGCACGTATTGACCGTCCCGGCCAGAAGAACGCTATGACAGTTGTCCACATCAAGGGCAGTCCGGTGGAAGAGCGTCTGTACAGCATGCTTAAAAATAATATCACCAACCACAAAAAACTTATTGACTTGTATAAGGAAGTTATGGAAATATAGTATTTGACAATGTCAAAGCTTGGTGGTAGCCAACAATAACCAAAGCACCACCTCAACGAAGGAGCAGAATATGGAAGACTTACCTGTAGACAAGCTTGTACGTGTCTACCGCAAGATACGCGATGCCGTGCAAGAAAAGGAAGATGCTCACAAAGCCGAGATAGCAGAGCTTAAGGAGCAGATGGACCTTATTAGCGCTAGGTTGCTAGAGGTCTGTAACGCACAGAACGTCGATAGCTTACGTACCAAAGAAGGTACGATAACACGGCGCGCTGCTACCCGTTACTGGACGAGTGACTGGAGTTCCATGTACAAGTTCCTCAAGGAAAACGATGTTATGCATCTGCTTGAGCAACGCATACACAATGGCAACATGCGTAATTACCTAGAGGAGAACCCCGATAGCCTACCTGTCGGCCTCAATGCAGATACTAAGTATGTGCTTTCGGTTCGCAAACCTACAACCAAGTGAGAGAAACAATGACCAATTTGACTATCTTTAAGAACCCCAATGCTGTCGCAGTTGCACTACCACCATCAAAGATGGGTACGCAGATTGCTGCAGGTATGGGCGGATATAACCGCATCGCAACTAACACTAATGGCACGTTCAAGCGCATCGTAAATGGTGAGCAGGTGGGTAAAGCTATCCGTGGTGAGTTCAACGCAATCATCCTTGCTATGTTGGATAAGCCTAGCCGTAGCTTCTATGCCAGTGACTATGACCCCGACGCTAAGGGCAGTGCACCTGACTGCTTTTCTAACCTAGGTGATAAGCCAGAAGCATCTGTTTCTAACCGTCAGTCCTCTAACTGCGCTAGCTGCCCTAAGAACATAGAAGGTTCGGGTAAGCTAGGTAAGGGTAAGGCATGTCGCTTCAGCCGTAAGGTCGCACTGTTCCTAGATGGTGATGACTCCGGTGATGTATACCAGTTCAACATCCCTGCTAAGTCGCTATTTGGTAAGGTCACTGGCAACGTCCTGCCGTTTGAGCAATACTGCCGACACCTAGTGTCGAACCAAGCAGCACCTGACCGCGTAGTAACCACAGTTGCATACAACCTAGATGCAGAAACAATGGAGCTTACCTTTACCGCTGACCGGTTTATTGACCTAGATGAGCTGGCGCGTGTTAACGAAGCACAAAACAACCCTGCCACTACGCGCCTAATCAGCTTTGACGTAGTTAAGACCGAGGCCACTGCGCCCGCAGACGAACCCGAAGAGGAACCTGCTAAGCTTCAGCTTAAATCAGAAACAAAGGTCAAGAAGCCTACCTTCATGGACGACGATGGCGAGGATGATGAGGAAGAAGCACTGCAAGAACCAGTCAAGCGCGCTTCCAAGAAGACCACTGCTGCCACACCTACCGGCAAACTTGCCAATGTGGTTAGCGAATGGGGCGATGAAGACGAAGAAGAAGACGATTGATGAGCGGCGGCTACAGCCTACGTATACAAGAGGCAAACTCTAAGGCGAGCAAACACAAGCTGGGTGTTCGTCTTGGTAGGCTCTGCATTGCGCAGGACATTCCCGTATCCGTGGTAGCTAAGTGTACAGGCGTAACTAGGCAAACAGTGTATAACTGGTTCTGCGGGACTTCGGTTCCGCAGGGCACTGCCACTGCCCTTATAGCCTCGTACATGGCGAGTCTGGAGAGTTCTACCTCCTAGTGGGGTAGAACATTTTTTCTTTTAGGAACGGGCTTGTGAGTTGCCCAATGGAGCGGTGTCTGCGTGGCAGAGGATTTTGACCTTTTAACAGCGGTGCAGCCCAAAGAGGGTTGGTACGCTATCGTCGGGCTAGGCCCCGACAGCAAACAACAGAAACTGGTAGAGACACGCGAAGAAGCCGACGAATGGGCCAAGACGTTTCTCAACCAAGGTAAGAATGTATTTTTTGGTGTAGCTAAGTATACAGACGGTAAGAGCAGGAAGAAAGAAAACGTCAAGGCACTTAAGTCACTTTGGCTCGACATAGATTGTGGGCCAGAGAAGGACTATGATACGCAGGAAGAAGGGTTAGATGCCCTTCGCAAGTTCTGCAAGACAGTCGGTATGCCCAAGCCTACCCTAGTTAATTCTGGGCGCGGTCTGCACGTATACTGGACGTTGACCGAAGAAGTTACACGTGAGGAGTGGGAACCAGTCTGTTTAAGGCTGAAAGAAGTTTGCACCATCAAAGAGCTACGTGTCGATAACAGTTGCTTTGAAGCAGCGCGCATACTGCGCATTCCCAACACGTTTAATTTTAAGGGTACAGACCCACTTAAGGTCGAAGTCATAACGGTTGGTAAGCCGACATCCATACAAGACATACGTGACCTGTTGGGGGTTAAGGAGGTAGCAGAAGCGAAGCCATCACTATTCGGTGACATGCCTATATTCGCACCCAGCCCGTTATCTAAGATGATACGCGCCAACATGGAGTCGAGCTTCACTAAGATTATGATGCGCGGTGCAAATGGGTGCAAGCAGCTTAACGCTAGTTACGAAGACCGTAGAGAAATATCTGAACCACGTTGGTTTGCTGCGTTGTCAATCGCTAAGTTCTGCAAGGACCGTGATAAGGCAATACATAAGCTATCCGCAGACCATCCTGACTATGACCCTGACAAGGTCGAGCAGAAGGTAACGCATATAGTAGGACCACACACATGTGCGGAGTTTGAGAAACACAATCCCGGCGGGTGCACAGGGTGCCCGCACATCGGCAAGATACGTTCCCCTATTACACTAGGTAAAGAACTAAAGGAAGCGACGCCCGAAGATAACGTAGTCATAGAGGAGACCCAAGTCGGTGCAGTCAAGTACCATATACCTGAGTTCCCCTTCCCCTACGTACGGGGCAAGCATGGTGGCGTATGGCGTAAGGTTGTGCCAAAAGACGAAGAAGAAGGCGTCGAGGACGTTGTACTGGTATACCCGTACGACATATATGTAGCCAAGCGGATGGATGACCCAGTCGAGGGGGGTGTGGCACTTATCCGTCTGCATAGCCCACAGGATGGGGTCAAAGAGTTCACAGTGCATAACTCTAAGGTGATGGACGGTAACGAGCTACGTAAGTTTCTCGCCTCTAAGCACGTGATGTTAAGCTCCAAGGTCGATTATGCATACTTGGTAGACTTCATAGTAAAATCAGTAGCTCAATATTTTCACAACACAAAGGTAGAACAAATGCGCAATCAGTTTGGATGGGTAGAGAACGACAGTAAGTTTATCATAGGGGACCGTGAGATAAGTGCGGAGGGGACGTACCATAGCCCGCCATCGTCGGTTACCAAGGTACTGGCTGAACACATGACAGCCAAGGGTACGCTAGAGAAGTGGAAGGAAGTCTTTGACCTGTACGGGCGTCCGGGCCTTGAGGGGCATGCGTTCGCAGCAGCCACCGCCTTCGGTGCGCCTCTATTGCGCTTCTCTGGGCAACGTGGGGCAATCATTAACGTGGTGCACCCCAAGTCAGGCACAGGTAAGACTACAGCCCTGCAAATGGCTAACAGTGTATATGGTGACCCCGTAGCGCTCTGTGCCAAGAAGGACGACACGTTCAACTCAAAGATATTTAAGCTTGGTGTCTTCTGTAACTTGCATATCAGCTTTGACGAGATGTCGAACACGGAGCCTAAACAACTAAGTGAACTCGCCTACTTGATTACACAAGGTACAGGCAAGGATCGCATGAAAGCATCCTCTAACGAGCTTCGGGCAAACCTGACATCATGGCAGACCATCGCGCTGTGCTCGTCTAACCACTCGTTCTATGAGAAGCTTGAGATTGCTAAGGGGTCGCCTGACGGTGAAACCATGCGCATAATCGAATACAGCATTGACTATTCTGACGCGATTGACATCGAGTATGGCAAGAAGATGTTCGACCACCAGTTGCTTGAGAACTACGGGCATGCGGGTGATATCTATGCTCGTTACCTGATTACACACTATGACGAGGTTAAGGCGCTTTACGCTACGGTCCAACAGCGCATCGACCAAAAGCTTAAGCTAACGCAACGTGAGCGTTTCTGGTCGGCAACGGCGGCTGCTAACATAACGGGTATCTACATCGCCCTGCATCTGGGCCTGTGTAGCTGGGACATTGCTGCCATATTTAAGTGGACATGCAAGATGATACTCAACCTACGTAACACTATGACCCCACCACCCGAAGGCGACCAGCAGTTGTTAGGTGAGTTCATGAACGCCCGTCTGGGTAACATCCTCATAATCAACGATGGGGTAGACCGCCGCAGCAAGATGGTGGAAGTACCGGCACTGGAGCCAAAGCAGGAACTCATGGTTCGCTACGAGCCTGACACAGCTAAGGTATACATAACTGCTAGTGCATTTCGTGAGTATTGCGGGGCACGTAACATCGCCTACCGCTCGGTGCTTAACGCCATGAAGGCCAAGGGTCTGCACCTCGGCTCGGAAAACAAACGAATGTCAAAGGGTATGAAGGTTAATACGCAGCCCGTACAGGCATTGATTTTTGATGGTGACCATCCAGACTTTGGTGGGATTTCGGACCTATTTAATAATGCAGTTACGGCTGTGAAGCCTGACGCCGACGAAGAGTGAGGGTAGCTGGGGTCAGCTACGATATAAACTGGCGTGCCTTTACCAAGGGCGCGTCACTGTTCTTCCCGTGCCTAGACCCTAAAGCTGCTAAGAAGGAAATACGCCCCGTGCTACGTAGGTTAAAGCTAAAAGTAGTATACCGGAGCGTAGTAGATACTAAATCTGGTATTAGGGGTTTACGTATCTGGCGAATGTGACTATGCATGACACCGGAAGCTGCTCCTTCCGTTTGGTTGATACTACCCCCGCTGGCTCACTCCGGCGGGGGTTTTTTATTCTACAACCTGTTTTCTGCTTTCGTAGGGGAAGAATAGTTCTTCCTCACCATCGTTATACTCGACGCCACGATATGATTTTTCTTCCAGAGTTTCGGCACTTTGCAGTGACCGCTCTAGGTCTTCGCCTTCGATTAGATACTTACCCAGAGGCTCACCGCTGCTACCCAGCGGTACCTTAGCATTGAACCTTCGCATCTTTTCAAACACGGCATCCAGCGCTGCTTCGTCCCCATCACCATATACGGAACGAAACTCTTGGAACAAATCGCCGCGCTCTTCCTTCATGCTGCGCTGCCACTGGTTAGTGGTTCGGTTAATTTCCCGTAGGCGTGATAATTCGTCTGGCGCAAAGCCCAGTACCTGACCAACCAATTCTGCAGTGGTAAACTCCCCTGCGCCACGTACAATCTTACCGGTCTTCGTGGTATCACCTTCACGTGCTTGCCGCTCTGCGGTAAAGGCACCGCGCACGGCTGCAGGTACAAGCTTGGAAAAGCCTTTAGAATATTCACCACGTGTGAAGTCATCAACACCATCAAGCATGTTTGCACTCTGCGACACCTGCGGTGCAAGGTTAGCAACGAAGAAGTTTATTACATCGTCCTTTGTGGTCTCACCATCCCGGCCTTCACGTAACCACAAGTTACTCTGGCTTAAGCGCGTACTCCAGTCCCAGCCGGTTAGTTCCGACAACAACCCTTTCTGCATAACCCTGACCGCTGTAGAGTCTGGACCGAAGTTCTGTGGTAACCACTCAAACCGGAACCTATAGTCCGCATCGTCTGCACCAAGTGGGTCTTTCTTACGCCACTCTTCCATGTCGTCATCACCCAAAAGTCCGGGCAGTAGCATGTCGAGCATATCACATATGAAAGAGTAACCGAAGTTAGCAGAAAAACCTGCCGCTGCTGATGTAAAGGCAACCACCATGGATAACTCGTTAAACGCTTGTAGCTTAGTCTGCGTCGGGTCTTCCTTGACCAGTGCCTTGAGCATGCGGAAGTAGAACGCAGTGCGCTGCACCGAGTAGGTACGTAGGAAACCAAGCATACGGCGTAGTGGGTCACCAC